CCTTGATAAGGTTTCACATAAGATTACGAACCTGGAATTCCAGGGAAATAATGTTATAGGGAAAGCATCCATACTTAAAACCCCTATGGGTCAAATCGTTGAAGGTTTGCTTGAAGGTGGTGTAAAGTTGGGTGTATCAAGTCGTGGTATGGGAACACTTGAGAACAGAAAAGGTGGCATGTATGTGAGGGATGACTTTATGTTAGCCTCAATCGATATAGTCCAAGACCCTTCTGCTCCGTCAGCTTTTGTTAACGGAGTTATGGAAGGAGTAGATTGGATATGGAATAATGGTATCTTAGAAGCTCAAGAAATTGAAAAAATTGAGACTGAAATAAAACGTGCTTCAACACTGGCTTTGCCAGGCGTTGAGATAAAGGCGTTTAAGAATTTCCTCTCTAAACTTTAAACTCACACTTTGGGAGACAAGATATGTCAAACGAAAATTTAGGTGATACAATCACCTCTGTAGTCGAAGGCGTTTCAGACGAAGCAGAAGTTCAAGATGAAACTTTAGAAGTAGCTGTAGAAGTTACCGAAGAAGAAGTAGTTGTAGAGCAATCAGCTGAATCGGAAGAAGTTTCTGAAGAAGAAGTTTCTGAAGAGGAAGTTGAAGAAACTACTAAAGCTAAGGTTAAGGAAGATGAAGAAGAAGAAGAGGTTGAAGAAACCGCTCCTCCTGCTTTCTCTATGCCTAAAACTAAAGCTGGAGTAATTAATGCCGCAGTTGAAATGCTGAAGAAGGCTAAAAAGCACGAAGCGCAACAGTTATTCGCCAAGATGATTTCAAATATTGAGTCAACAGACGACGGATCAGTAGGTAAAGCTATTGATGCACAAGGGAAAAAGGAAAAAGATAAAACTATCAAAGCCAAATCCTCTGACGCATCAGCTAAGCAAGAATCTGCAGACTGGAGTGATGACTTAGATATTATAGTAGCTAATGAAGCTACATTATCTGATGGATTCCGTGAGAAGGCTGGAGCTATTTTCGAAGCTGCTTACACACAAAAAGTAAGCACTGAGATAGATAGACTAGAGTCTGAATATGCGCAAAATCTTGAAACAGAAGTAACTGACGTTCAAAACGAAATTGTAGAAAAGGTAGATTCCTATCTTAACTACGTAATTGAGAATTGGATGAAAGAGAACGAAATAGCTATACAGCAAGGTCTTAGGACTGAGATTGCTGAAGAGTTCATGAGTTCATTACAATCTGTGTTCAAGGAACACTATATTGAAGTTCCAGAAGGTAAAGCTGACCTGATCGACGATCTCGCTGATCAAGTTTCTGAACTGGAAGAACAACTCAATAAATCCACAGAAGATAACATACGTTTAAACGACAAAGCTCAAGATTTTTTAAGAGCAGACATCGTACGTAAGGCATCTTCAGGCTTAGCAGATACTGACGCTGAAAAACTAGCTGGATTGGTAGAAGATATAGATTTTGAAGACGAAGAGACTTTCGAAATGAAAGTTAAAACCGTTAAAGAATCTTACTTTAATCAAGATAGCCCAGTAACAGTGGATGAATCTGATGCACTAATTGGGAAAGATGGCGGAGCGGAAGTTCCAACATCTGACACAATGTCTGCATACACTCAAGCCATTAGTAAACTAAATCAATAACATTTAACCTAAGAGGTAAATAAAAAATGTTTAACGCAGACCAAAACTTAATCGAAAAATGGTCACCGGTATTGGATCATGCAGATGCTCCAGCTATCGACGACAAATATCGAAAAGCGGTTACTGCACGTCTTCTTGAGAACCAAGAAGTAGCCCTAAGGGAAGAAAGAACACAAAGATCTTTTGGAGATATCTCGGAAGCAGCTGCTAACGCAACTGGATCCGGTGTCGACAATTTTGACCCTGTCCTAATTTCTTTAGTCAGGCGTGCAATGCCTAATTTGATTGCATATGATATCGCAGGCGTACAGCCTATGAGTGGACCAACTGGTCTTATCTTCGCAATGAAATCTAGGTACACAACTCAGGGCGGAACTGAAGCGTTATTTGATGAAGCTGATACTGACTTTTCAGGTTCAGGTACACATGAGGCCGATCCAACTGGATTAGCTGGTGTAGTTGATGCTGACACCGATGGATCCATAGCCGATACTGCTGATATTACATCAGGACACGGTTTAGGACTTCCTACGGCCACTGCGGAAGCACGTGGTACGTCCGGTGGCGTTGGCGCAGCTTTCGCTGAAATGGCTTTCTCAATCGAGAAATCAACCGTTACAGCAACATCAAGAGCGTTAAAAGCCGAGTACACTATGGAATTAGCACAAGATTTGAAAGCTATCCATGGCCTCGACGCCGAAGGCGAACTTGCTAACATCCTATCTGCTGAGATCCTTGCGGAAATCAATAGAGAAGTTGTTCGTACTGTTTTAATTAAAGCAAAAATTGGTGCACTCCAATCTTCAACAGCAGTATCTGGTATCTTTGATGTCGGAACTGATTCTGATGGTAGATGGATGGCAGAAAAATTCAAAGGACTAGTAATGCAACTCGAAAGAGAATCTAACGTCATTGCAAAAGAAACAAGAAGAGGCAAAGGTAACTTTGTACTCGTTTCTTCTGACGTAGCTTCTGCTCTAGCTGCTTCTGGTGTAATGGATTATTCGCCTGCACTTCAAACTGGACTTTCTGTTGATGACACTGGCAATACTTTTGCTGGAGTTCTTAACGGACGCTTAAAAGTCTACATCGATCCTTATTCAACCGTCGACTTCGCATGTGTTGGGTATCGCGGATCTAATCCTTACGACGCTGGTATATTCTACTGTCCGTACGTTCCTTTGACTATGGTCAAAGCGATCGGCGAGAGTGATTTCCAACCTCGTATCGGGTTCAAAACAAGATATGGCATGGTTGCCAATCCTTTCGTCTTTGTTGACGGAATTGGTACTAATAGGGCAAACCCTTATTTCCGTATCTTCAGAGTTGACGACATTATGGTGTAACCGT